GGGTCAGCATCGGAATAAATAAGAAGTGAGTCACCTACACTGTAACCTATATTTCTGTAGTCAGCACCAGTGATAAAAACACCATCGGAAACGCTGTCCACGCTTACTAAGACCGCTTCACCCGGTCCAATGTCAAGTAGGTCAGCGACTTTTTGTGCGGTAGTGTATACAATAGCAGTAGGGTCAAGAGGCCGGGTTTCCGGCTCACCGGGACTGAATACTATTGGCACACATTACCCTCCCTCACTTGTACGGTTCTATACCCCAATCGGGTTCAGTTGGGCCACCTTGATACGGTGGTGTATTCGTTCCACTACTTCTCTCACATTCGGGGCATAAGCCCATATCGTAATATGCGTTTCCTTTGTACAACGCTCGGCATTGTTTACATGTTTTTGTATTATCATCGGTTTGTCCTTCACCTAAAGGTGAGGGGCTTTTGTATGGCTCATCCCATTTACCATCATCATGCGGTTCTTGCGTGTTCGGGTTCCAATCAGCCTTCAAAATACTCCAAGCATCACGCATAGGAACTTGGCGAGAGGTCATTATACGGCGCATGTGTTCAGCCTCCTTATCGGGTTCAAACTCTTCTTCCTCTTCTTCGGGTTTTGTACCGTCACTAAGTTTACCGTCTTCATCAAAAATATCGGGAGTTTTAGGCTTTCCACCACTCATCGCTCGCTCGGTTTCAGCACTTGAAGCATCAGTTACATCATCTATATCGCTTGCAAACTCCGCATCAATTGAGGCTTGCTCGCCCTCAACATCGGGTGCGCTAAGCGACTCTTCCAGTTCTTGCCCATCAAATGGTACACGCTCGCCCATGAACTTGAGTCCATGTTCGTCGGGGTTGTTTACAGCCGAGTGCATCAAAGCATCCCTTGCTTGATTGAACTGTTCACCACCTGCATCTCCACCGGCCTCACGCAATGCGGAAGCGGCTTGCTTGTTAGCCCATTGTTGAAGACGCATTTCTTCACCACCTTCGGTGAGTATTTTCTGTCTATGTGGGCGCATTGCTTTAATTAAAATCTTCATATTGTTCACAGCCTATTTTTTTCGTCACGATTTCCTAAATTGTATTCCATCGGCTTTTCACAGCCGCCACAAGTGGCTCTCCACATAAAGTGGAGGAAGCCGCAATTGACACAGCGTGTACCTGCACCAATGTTAAGTATATCACCAATATCATTGTTTCGGTTACGCTGTTCAGCAGTAACCCCTTTCAATGGCTGGTCTTCGTTAAAAACAGCAGATGAACCGTAGTCGGTATCAACCTTTACGCCTTGCTTATTAGACCTAACAATGTCTGTTAAATCTATTGAGCGCACATCAAATGCCATACTAACCCTCACCCTCAAGCAATTTGATAAGTGAGTAGGATATAGTAGTTTCCTAAGACTTGAATTATCTCGGTATCAATAACACTGCTTGTACTACTTGAATCTGCTACTGCTTGAATAGCGGCACTAATTGCTGTTTGCAAAGTAGCAGGTGTGCTAAACTCTTTTGGCGAGTGCGGTCCGAGAACCTTAACTGCTATTTTAGTTAATGATGCCATAAGTCGTCACCTCAAGAGCGACGACCAATTGCAAGGAAAGTGCCACTTTGTGTAGCCGCAGTGTCAGCAAGTGTTCCATCTGCTAAACCTGTGGCGATACGAATAGTTGTACCATCAATTCTTGTTTGAGGATGGAATAACACACTTTGGACAGCATCTGTACCACCTGTATCTGTGATTGGGGTTTCTGCTAATATTCCAGCAAAGTTCACACCTGCAAAGTCAATAGATGCTAACATGTCGGATAAATCAACTGCATTATCCCCTGCCGCAAATGTTCCAGTGACAATCATTCTGTCACCGAAGTATGTTGGTCTTGGGTCAATTGTAATTGCCATTTAAATCACCTCAAACTACCAGCATCATTAGAACAACTGATTCAGTTGTTCCGCTAACATTCTTAAGTACAAGTGGTGTACGAACATAAAGTGCTACATTATCATTAGTTTGCACAGGTGGAACTTCTGTAAGAGTTATTGATGTTGCGGTAAACTCTTTAATTGTTCCAATATGCGCCCCTTCAACAGTTGTAAGAACATCGTGTTCAGCATGTGTAACAGAAGCAGTACCGTCAACTATTCCTACAGCGTCGGTTATTACCCAATGAGCCGCCATATCCACAGCCTGTCCTGTTACTATTGATTGCATTATCTCCGGGTCAAGTGAGCCGGTGTCTCCTAACCATTGTGCGCTGGTGTGTACAATATCTGTACACGAACCGGAAAGAGTTAGCGTAGCGTTGTCTGTGGCGTTAGACCACTTTGCTACGATTAATCTTGGGTTAAACTTGTTAGAACCATCGGAGTTTGATGCTTTAAACCCTGTAAGGCTACCCGGATATGAACCTCCGAAGCCATCAAGCCACTGTGTTTCATCTTGGTCCACTCCACCCTGCAAAGGCAAATCCATCATTACATGTATTTGTCCAGCCGATGGCGTGTATGTTATCTGTCTTTTCGTAATCGCTACCATATTTTTTCATCTCCTTTATTTTTTCCTATATCCTCACTTAAGGTCCCGGATTGAACCATGACCTCTAAAGAATGTTGTCCAAAGTTCTCCCATACTGCGGTACATACCTTCTTGACCAAGACGATTAATTGCGAATGGGTCGCCGGTTTCAATACCGGATTCAAAGTATTGCGTAGGAATCGCTGTGGAAAAGTACATGTAATCAGTATCTAAGAAGTACATACGGCTTAGGCCATCTGTAGTAATATCCTTAGAAGGAATGATTGGTACACCGTTGTATGTTGCTACAATAAATCCTGCTTCAACACCCGGTACACCCTTAACACCGTTGTAGGTTGGGGTGATGCGCTTCTCTTCCATGAATCTTTGTTGAGATTGTAGGAGTTGTTGTAGGCGCATTAGAGTATCATATCCAGTTAGAATAACCTTTGGATTACCACCTTGTGTCCATGTTGTTTGGAAGATTGAATCCAAATGGTCAAGACTTAAGGTTCTTTGATTTGCTACTGCACTGTCACTACCACAGTTAACTGCGGCATTAGACCATGAGTTTGCACTTCGGTCAACGCTGTAAATATCAAGGTCGCTTGCACCACAGTGGTCTGCGGCGGCACTTCCAGTTTCCATAGAAGTTAGTCCACCACTTGCACCACCGTCGTTACCAGTAACTCGGTCAAGAGACTCAAAGTTATTTCCTGCAACAGTACCTGCGTCTTTACAAAGCATAAGGTTGATAGATTCAGCATGATGCTTACCCATCTCTTCCTTTAGTACTGAACGAATGTCGCCCAGTCCATCATCCTTGTCTGCCAAGAACATTGCTGTCTCGCTCATGTCAAAGGTGTGTACTACAGTCTTTGGCTTTGCGGCGATGTGCTGGAAGGTAGGCTTGCTTGTGTCCGGTAGGGTTGCGTTTTCTGCTACTCCGCCACCAACAGATGCATCCGGGCGTTCAGTGATGACTCTCCATCCACTTCTTTCCCATGGTCGCTTTGGTAGTATGCTAAAAGCGTTAAACTCTTGGTTCAATTGTGACCAAACTTTGCGGCCATATATTGCTTGATATGTTCCAGCAGTTGTACTCATCATTGGTGAGTCTGCCTTGAGTAGTTCACTACCACTGTACGAGTAACCCATTGCGTTACCAGCACCGTAAAAATAGCGTTCCATGTCTGTTACTGTTCGTATGTAATCTCTTGCCATATTTTCATCTCCTTTATTTTTTATTTACTCTTATGCCCCTCGTGTAACCGAGTTGGCAAGACTGTGTACTTCATCCCATGACATATTGCTTAGGTCTTGAGTTGAAGGGATTGCCACATTTGATGTTGATGCAGACTTTTGAATGCTAACACTTTCAGTTGTTAGGTTGTCAATGCGCTCACTAAGTGAGTTGATAGACTTCATAACTTCGCTGATTGGCGCACGAGCGTCAAATTGTGCTTTTGCAATTTCTTGCTTTGCAATATTCTGCTCTTTAGCATATCGGTTTGAGAAGTGACCCTCAAGGTCGCCTCTAAATCCTTGTTCTGTTGCCGCCGCTTTGTAAACTTCATAAGCCGCTTCAATTTCTGCGTTGGAAACATTTGATGGATTAATATATCCTTTAGACAAAGAAACCTTTCCTAAAGCACCAGTAGGTGTTTTACCACCGGATGCTGTGATTGCGTTAATAGCACCAGTTGATGGGCCACCATTTTCTTGTCCACGACCACGAACTTGACCAGCAAAGTATTCTGCGCCGTCAACCGAATCGGGGTTATCAAATCCACCCATCTGTGACTTTTCTAAATTGTCAAAGTGAGTTCTTGCATCACCAGTGTTAACACCGGCAGATTTCAAAGTGTCTTCCATCCAGTTAAGGTATTCAGCAGATATTACATCGCTATATGCACTCTTTTCAAATGGGTTATCTTTCTTATCAGTCATTTTCTCATCATCCTTTTTATCGTCTTTTTCGTCTTTGTCTTTAGAAGCGAATGGGTTTTCCGATTTTTCGTCATCGGAGTCGTCTTTTTCGTCTTTCTTCTCTTGCATAAATGGAGGCAGTTCACCTTTTTCCATTGCGTCAAGTCGTTGTTCAAGCCTATTCATTACATTGTTTAAATCATTTTCTGTCATAGATGTGTCCTCCTTTAAAATACGAAATTGCGCTTCGGGGTTAATACCCTTCTCACAAATCGTAATCTCATGCAGTTCCATTTTACTAATTTCTTGGTAATCACCATGTTCTCCATCGGACTTTCGGACTCTTTTAAAAGCCTGTCCACCGATGGAAAATCCTTGCAAATTACCCTTACGGATTTCTGCTGACACTTCACGAGCCTTCTCTATGTCGTTGCGAAGTGAGACAACTACAAACATGCCAGTGTCATCCACTTCGGATTTCCACATACGGCCATTAGAATCAACATAGGAATCAATTACTTCTCCTACTTGAATATTAGAATGCGCTAATTGTACATTGCGGAACTTCTCACTCTTCATGAATCCGTCAAATGCGTTTTTTAATGCACCACGAGTAATCATGTCGCCTTGCTTGTCCACAAGTTCAACTGATGCATAGCCCGCTACAACTAATTCGTTACTGCCCTTTAGGAGGGCAATACCGGATGTAGGTCGCTTAACGGATAGCATTAACTTCACAACTGCCGGTCATGGTATATAGACAGTTTCCTTCATACTGAAAGTACTGGCTCATCATTACTGTTGTCAAAAACGATAGACTCGTCTTCATCTGTCTTCAATTCTATATGCTTTATTGGTTTTTTCTTATCGTCTTCGGGTAACGGCTTTTTATCGCCGTCATAATCCGGTAAGTTGGATTCTTCTGTTAGCCTTGTAGGACCACTTGGTGATTCTATAGGTGTCCCTACATCTATACCAAGCCCTCTTGGACCTGTCCAAGTTAGTTTTTCCTTTGCTAATTGGTCTAATGCACGAGTTATTATTTCCAATGCCTTCTTTGTAGTGGGTTTTAGCAACCTATCCTCGTCATCTTCATCTAAAATACCAGCCGCTTCCTCTTCTTGTTCTTTCCTATTAGCACCTTCTTCATCCATCTTAACAAGATAACCTTGTAGCATTAAAGGTGCTACTGCTTGCCAGTACGGTTGTAAACTTTCAGCCAAAACTAATGAATAATTAGACTTACATAAGTCACCTAAAGCGGATATAGGGTCATGAATGTACCAATTATCGTTTTCATTGGTTACTTTGTATGACACACTATCCACTTCGTTAAGTAAAATCTTAAGCACCTTGCCATCATAATCAATATCATGCGGTATTAGTATAGGTGTGAAAGACTTAGTAATCAAATCTAATGATTCTGTGCTGGCAGGTCCTTCTCCTTCGCCTTCACTCTCAACTTCCTTTACTTGAACATTGTATATATCACGCTCACCCCTCGTTTTCTTAGTAATTCCTGTAACAGATACTCTTACAATGTCACCTACTTTGAACATTCTTTGCTGTTTATGGGCTGTTCCTACATCCATATAGTCGTTATTTTTGTATGTTATGGCACGATTTCCTATTTCAGTACCGTCAAGAATCGGTCCTGCCCCTAATTGATATGTGTACGGTCCTTTCCCTCTTCTGTCAAGTACTATGAAGTTAAAGTCACGACTTGCACGAAGTAGTAACCATTTTGGATGGCGGCGTTCACCTTTCATATATGTTGATTTATTATCACGAAGTAGTAGTATTGAGTGTTCTTCTTGGAGAAGTTTAACAGCGTCTTCTAAACCTTCGTCATCTGTCATTTTAGTATCATGAGGACCCGGAATGATTACATTTTCATGACTGTCAAACTGCCCTCTTAGAATCTTCATGCGTTCATGTAGTAACATATCGGCTACATTGGTATCGTCATAATTAAGAATGTCAATGATGTTCAAGTCTTCTTCGCCTACTATACCATCTATAGTAAAATTATTTTCATTGAGTTGTTGCAGACTCTCCTTAAATGCCTTCTTTAATCCCACCTTACGATTATTCTCATCAAAGGCTGTGACTTCATTATCGTTTTGTACTATGATGACTCGCTTACCATCGTACCATTTACTTACTACCCAAGAACCACTGAAACCTCTTAATTGCTCAAGGTCGGATAAATCAAATATACGGTGCATAGGTCTTATTGCTGGACTCCATGTTGCATCATCGCTCTTAGCAAGAAGTAAATCGGGATTCAGTAGCGAAGTAATGTATTCACTAATCTCACTCATAGCAATGGTTGATGGGTCTTCGGAAGGTGAAATCCATGTTGATGTATCAAGACTTGTTTGTGCGGTATTTGGATTAGGGTGCGGTATTTCATTTGCCGCTTCTAACACTTGTTTTGTTAACTCCGGTCCATGTATTGCGCTCATTACTTCTTCGGGTACGCTGTGATATAATCCCGCTTCTGTGTTATTACCCACTACAGCATTTCCATCCATATCTGTTTCTATACCGAATGTAGGCTTAGCAATACGACCATGATGTATTACATCGCCGCTTCCAAATGTGGAGTGTAGTACACTATTAACAGGATTGACTGGTCCTACTGGTGTAGGATGCATACCTGTACTTCGTACTATTTCTTGTCTTGGTGAACTATTATCAAAGTTAATTTTACCGGGGTCAAGACTCACTATAGAATCTAAGTAATTTTTTGTTCTTGCGGTAACTTCTTTTTTACCTTTAGCACCGGAAGCCTTGAGTCCTTTACGATTATGTACATCTATATCCCCTGCGTTGTAAAGTTGTAAACCATTATTTAGCATAGCACTACCTTGTTGTTGACTGTTTAACATGTGATGTGCTGATTGAGGTAACTTATGAATAAGATGCGATTTCCAATTCCCTCCGTCGTCTAATGGTCTTTTTTGCGCTCTATCTAATGCACCGTTCAATCCATGTTCAGCAATATCATTAGTTAATTTTTCATGATTAGTCATACTATCTTGTGTCTTAAACTCTAATTCCTCATTCGGTCTTAAAATATCTGTGTTTAAACCACCTTTATCTAACACACCACTTGTTAACAACTGTCTTATAGTTGCTACCTCTAACGGAAGATTTCTTTTAGTGGACTCATCTATGAGTTGTTGTACATGTAATCTCATATTAGCGTTAGTGGTTGAGTCAGTAGGTTTTATTCCTAATCCAGCCATAACTGTGTCTGCATCCATATTACCATCTAACCCAAATCCATTCGCTTCTATAAAATAATCTCGTATACTTTCATGTAAGTTACTCGGCTTTTGCTTTTTTATTTCATCATTAAGTCTATATTGAGTTGTAGTGAGATTATGGCTGTCACTACTCGCCAGTCCTAAATGTATATCAACATCGTGTAATAATTTTTGAGTGTTATAGATAAATTGTTGAGGATTATCGGGATTGAAATGTTCCGGGTCATTTTCCATTATCGCAGGTAGCAACTGTTTACACATTTCCGCTACCGATTGTCTATGTGCTTTAAGTAAACCAAGATTGTCATTATGGTCTTTTTTAGGAAAGCCGGTACTTTTTGAGCCGAGAACCTTTTTCATAGATGCATCTTGTAAATCTCTTAATTCAATTTCGCCCTCACTTATTGCACTTCTAATTTGTAACATCTGTTCATTATCTATTGGTACACCCGATGCGAGCATCTCTTCTAAACTGTTTAGTTTTTCAGTTAACTCATCCTCTTTCTCCATTGCTGGTAGCATCCCTCCAAATCCTAATGCGGCTGTAATCGCATCTGTTGAGTGGGTAGTTAATTTACCCTTATCTGCATATTTTACTGCTGTCATATCTATTTGTTGATGGTTTGGAATATTGTTAACTTTTCTATATTTAGCCTCCACTCTTTCATCATGTACAGTATCTCGGAATCCATCTATCCACTTAGTTAATTTTTCTTTATCCCAATTCCAATTAACTTCATTGGGTAATGATTTTTCTTGCTTATTCTTAATACCCATAAGTGCTTGATAATTTTCATTATTAGGACTCTCTTCTGTATTATGAATAAACTCCATAATATCATTAGGTCTTGTACTCTTAGCGGCTTTTGATACCGCCGTTAATAATCGTATAGATTGTGCATCATTTGCATTTTTAATAAAACGAGTTCTTAGATTTTTAAAGGAGGGTTTAGTAATTGTTCCAAGACCTATAATATCAGCAAAATCTTCATGGTCTAATCCTGTACTAATTGGTAACTTTCCACTTTGTAAATCTTTTAATGTCGCTACAGATTTTTTAGCAGGTTTGTTTGGGTCATGTAGTCTTCCTAAAAATGTAGCAAGAGTATGAGCATCTTTTATGCTTGAGTGCATTATAGTATCACTTGGACTACTTCCGTAATTAGACTGTGGTACACTTCTTCCCATAGGACTATGAGTATTGGTTGAGTGCATAAATCTCATATGCGAACCAATATCTTTCTTCTGTTCAGTAGTTAAGTTCTTTATAGCGTTATTATATTGCGGATTTAACGAAGAAGCATGGGCTGTATAATTGTGTTTACCATCTCCAGTGTTCATCTTTCTTGCTACATTCACCGGAGAGAATATATTTTGTAAGTTTTTGTAGGTATTATTATACACATACTTACCATTTTTGCTTACATTGGGGTCAAAATACCCTATATGATTACTTTGTTCGGGAGAAAAGTGCATCCCTAATATGTTATTTGTAGGATTAGGAGATATTGCATTCTCTCTTGCGCCACTAATATTAAACATTGATGAGGTTAGCGGAAACTCTTTATTAATTTTTTTAGGTTTAACTTGTTGTGTACTATCCGTTATAGCAAACGGATTCATAGGTTCATCTCCACCTCTTGCGAACTTTGGTACATCTAAGTCTTGGTCTTCAATATCTTCATTGTGAGACATACTATGATTTAATTCAGCCCAAGTTGAGTGCGGTACACCAACCCCTCCCCTACCCTTGTACAGTCTATCCCAAAACTGACCCGGACCGTAAGAGTAACCTTTTTCTTTTCTCCAATACGGTGCAGGTTCACTTTCGGGATGAGGACCATGTGGAGATTGTAAAAATGCTACTTCATTACGCATTCTTTTAGCCTGTGATTCGTGTGCGCCATGATGTTCAGCCTCTTCTTCTAAATCATTTATCTGTTCTATAGGTATAATAGGACCATCCATCTCTCCGTATATAGGATGGTCTAACATTGGTTCACGAGTTTTTGGGTCATAACCCGCTAAAAATAATAGGTCTTCAATAGGTAGTCTTGTTTGCTCTATTGATTTTTCAGCATCGTTTTTAAAATGCCTACTTGCACCCATCTTTAAATTACTGTACGAGTAATCTTCTTTCGTTTTTGTTTTTGCTTTATGTAATCCCAAACGAGGTAAATATTGCAACGCCTTTGTTCCACCTTCATCTTCTTCTTCAACACCATGTTTCAAATGTATAGCATCTAAAATAGTTTTTGACATAGGTAGTTGCCCATCGGTAATAGGAGAGTGTGCTAAAGTACCCACTGCTCTTTGATTGAAACGAGCCGCCCCGCCTTTGAAATCTTCATCATTACTTTCTAATTGATAATGTTCGTTTCTTCCTTTTGCACTTCCCTTTCGTAACATGTAATTCATTTCGGGAGTTCTTCTTAGAAGATTATTATGTGCTATACGAGCAGAAGGTATTTTATCACCATTAGGTAATGTAATAGTATCACGACCATCTAAGCCTTTTTCATCATGCATTTGTTCCATAACTGCTGTGCGTTCATCGGGAGTAAACCATTCAAGTCCGTACATGAAACCATCTAATCCTAATCCATGTGGATGTTTTTCACCATTCGCATCTTCTAAATAACCACTACTTTCCCAATCATCTGCTCTTTCTTCAAAATGTTGGTGGCGCATACGATTTTCTATTTCGGATTTTGGCCTACCTTCTTTTTGAAACTTTACCAATAGTTCTTGATTTTGAGCAAACCATCGCTGAAAATCACGATTGTATAAATCAATTTGGTGAGAGTCATTTACACCATTAAGTTTTAATGAGCCTAAGACTTTTGTTTTAGATGAAGTATTGGGTTTTTTTAACCCATGTAAAACTGGACTGTTATTTTTTAATAAATGGCTATGAAATGCTTCTTCCATCTGTTTTTCTTCTTTACCATGTTCTCCTAATGAGTGCGCTTTTAGTACCTCAACAAAGTTAGCCCTACCCGATGATGTGTTTATTCGGCGTAATGGGTGGTTATTTTTATGATATGGAAAATGATGGTCATTGTATGTTGCACCTACTCCTGCTTTGTATGTAGGCCAAACTGCATGAGAATGCTTTACATCAGTTGCCCCCGATAAACCGTCTTTCCAATGGTGATTAGTTAAGTCACTTTTAGTTGGTTTAGTTCCTAATAAAAGCCCCTCGCCTTCTTTTGGAGGTTTTTCAACGAAACTTTCTGTACCTGCATCAAACTCTTGCTCTTCTTCACCCGCTTTAAGAATACTTTCAGCAGTACCTTTTAATGATAATAAAAGCGGGTCGGTAGGTGATTTACTTAATGATGTCCAAGAAATAATATATTCAGCCGCATTGCGTCTTAAATCATATCCATCGGCTAACGATTCTAATAGTTCTTGTTTAGAAATATTAAAGTCTTCATCCATATCTTCACCGCCTTTCATCAAAGCGGAGAAAATTGGTTACAGGCAAAAACATCCATTCCGTCGTGGAGGCCACAGCCGGTTCGTGGCGTTCCACCACAGGTCTTACATGCAACTGGTGCGCCTTGTTCTGCATCTTCACGAAGAGAGGCTTTAGGATTCGCTTTTTTAACTTCGCCACCTGCTGAATCTTCACGCTCAACACCTGTACCAGCGTGTGGATTCATACGACCACCGAGGTTAGATAAGTCAACTTTAGTATCGTGCTTTGCTCGCTTAGGCGCATCTTCAACTTCAATGGTTTTACCGTTTGATGTGTAATATCCACTCTTGGTTTGACCGCCGGATTCAGCGACAAAATGTGGGTTAATATCAGTGATTTTTTCTTTAGGAACAGGTTTTGCGTCAGCCATTGGGTCAGCCTTATACATTTTCATACAACCGCTTGCTTTGCACACTCCGCCTTTTGCAACTTTACCGCCACACTTAGCACAGTCTTTACAGTCGCAATCACCTTTACAGTCACATTTTGCTTTTGTGATATTATTCAATCGGTCATTGATTACTTTAGCCTTCTCAAGTATACGGCTTGTTTCGTAACTCATTTCATTGTATCTTGGTTTCAAACAGTCACATCCTTAACATTTTGGGCCATCTCGTGAATATCATCCCATGATAAATCGTGGAATGCTTCATTGGTTAACGGTACAGATGAATTATCACCCTTCATAATTGATGATGGATTCATGTCGTTACGGAATGGGTCATTTCTTACATCTTCTGTAAGAGGGGTAGTGCTTCTAACTAAGCCCATCTTCTTTAGCATATGTGTAGGATTAGACACCATCTTACGGAGTCTTAAGTTCTCTTCTCTAAGTGCATTAATATTACCATCCATGTCTTCCATTTTGGTAATCAATACATTCATTAATCTATCTGCGTTATTTGCTTCACCCATAATAACACCTCAATTTGAATAGCGACCAAATGTGCCTGTAACACGAGTAAACTGTGAAGGCCTTACACCGTTAGAAATACTTCCCGGTAAACGAGAACCACTTAATGATTGAGAAGAAGTAGGTCTGTTACCAAACTTTAGTACAGGCACTCCACCTGCAAAAATATCGTTTGGTCCGACAGATAAATC